AGCGATATTTGCCTGAAGCTGCTATAAAATCTTTGTCACCCGTTGAATACGCAGCGACCACCAAAGCAAAACGTGCGGGCAAGGCAGCAGGCAAACAGTTTGTGGCACAGCCCAAAACCATAGCAAAGAAAACAGCAGGTTTTAGATAATGTCTACTTCGGGAATTGCTACTTTCAACCTTGACCTCACGGAGATCGTGGAGGAAGCGTTTGAACGTGCGGGTTCCGAGTTGCGTTCGGGCTATGACTTGCGCACTGCCCGCCGGTCATTGAACCTACTCTTTGCGGACTGGGCCAACCGTGGCGTAAACATGTGGACGTTCGATCAAGGGACTATTAATTTGGTTCCGGGTCAGAACACCTACCCACTACCAACCGACACAGTGGACTTGCTTGAACACGTAATACGTACAGGCGCAGGCAGTGCGTCCACCCAAGCTGACCTGACCATAACGCGCATCAGCGTGTCTACGTACGCAACTATCCCAAACAAGCTGCAACAAGCACGCCCTATTCAGGTTTGGATTCAACGTTTGGACGGACAAACTTCGTCGGTTGGAACCACAATTAGTGCAACAACTACCTCCACCGCTACAACAATTGCGGTAACTTCTGCCGCAAGCTTACCCTCTACCGGTTTTATTTTGATCGGTTCGGAAACCATTGGGTACGGCTACATATCAGGGAATACCCTAAGTAACTGCGTTCGGGGGCAAAACAACACGACTGCTGCGGCCCACACTGCGGGAGACGGAGTGTACGTACAGAACCTCCCCGCTATCACGGTATGGCCTACGCCAGACAACTCCCAGACGTACCAATTTGTTTACTGGCGCCTGCGCCGTGTTAATGACGCGGGTGGTGGTGTAAACACTATGGATGTGCCGTTTCGGTTCTTGCCGTGCATGGTGGCGGGATTGGCTTACTACTTGGCGCTCAAAGTCCCCAATGGCGCTCAGCGGCTGGATATCCTAAAACAGCAGTACGATGAGGCATGGCAACTAGCATCCGACGAAGACCGCGAAAAGGCATCCGTGCGATTTGTGCCGCGTCAGGCCTACATAGGGGGCGGAGCTTGAAATGGGTAATAGGTTTGCATCAGGCAAGAACAGTATTGCCATGTGCGATAGGTGTGGTGCGCAGTTCAAATTAACCGAATTACGTAAGGAAATTATCAAGACAAAGACGTACAATTTGCTTGTATGCCGGTCTTGCTGGGATCCCGATCAGCCGCAGTTACAGTTGGGTATGTACCCGGTGGATGACCCACAAGCCGTGCGGGAACCGCGCAGAGATACTACGTATGTGACGGCAGGGGTAGATAGTGCGGGCAACCTCACGGGAGGCTCAAGGGATATTCAGTGGGGCTGGAATCCCGTAGGCGGGTCTAGTTTTTTTGACGCAACTTTAACGCCCAATTACTTGGTTGGAACCACAAGTGTTGGTACAGTAACGGTAACGGTTTCATAGGAGTCAATGATGGACACAAAAAAAGTAAAGCAGATTGCGGATACCGAGGCCAAAAAAATGGTCAAAGGTCACGAAAGCCGCATGCATGCCAAAGGCATGAAAAAAGGTGGCCCTACTACGGATGACTACATGCGTATGGGTCGCAATCTTGCACGCGCAGCTAACCAGAAAACGGGGTAAATCATGGCTTACAGTATGAAAAGAGACGGCAAGGAAGTTGGCCCTGCTAGCGTTTACGCGCCTCCACACACGATGGACGGTAAGGCTATGACTAAAGCTCCACAAGAATTTGGTACAAATCCCGGCTTTCCTCCTAATCGCAGCAAGCTAGACACGCTTGATATAAGCGTTGGTAGCTTTAGTAAATCTGCTGGTAATGAACCAATTAAAACTGATGGTATCAAAACTCGTGGCAATGGTTGTGCTACTAAAGGGATTACCGCAAGAGGCCCAATGGCATGACGTACACTGAGCTTTCGGCGGCAATACAAACTTACACGGAAAATAATTTTCCGACGATTACCCTTGCGGACTCGTCTACTGTATCGTCTACGACTCAGATTAACCGCTTTATCCAGCAGGCAGAGCAGCGCATCTATAACACGGTGCAGTTCCCCTCGTTGCGTAAGAACGTGACGGGGACAATCACTGCCAGCAACAAATACCTGTCTTGTCCCAATGACTTCTTAGCCCCCTACTCGTTGGCTGTTTTCTCCGGCTCTGGCCCATACACATTTCTACTCAACAAAGATGTGAACTTCATGCGTGAGGCATACCCTACGCCAACGGATACGGGAACACCAAAGTACTATGCTTTGTTTGGCCCAACTACAACAGCAGGGCCACCACCTTTACCAACAACTGAGCTAAGTTTTATCCTTGGCCCAACGCCGGATGCCACCTATTCCGCAGAACTTCATTACTATTATTATCCTGAGTCCATTACCACCGCTGCCACTACATGGCTGGGGGATAACTTTGATACCGTGTTGCTGTACGGGAGTCTGGTAGAAGCCTACACCTTTATGAAGGGTGAAGCAGATTTGATAGCCCTGTACGACGGCAAGTACAAGGAAGCACTTGTGCTGGCTAAGCGACTCGGTGATGGCTTAGAAAGGCAAGACGCTTATCGTAGCGGTCAGTATAGGCAGGCGGTTACATGAGCATAGTTCAGACCCAGACCACCAGCTTCAAAAAGGAGTTGTACACGGCTGTCCACAACCTATCCACGGATACGATCAAGATTGCTTTGTACACCGCCAGTGCGGATTTAAACGCAGATACTACCGTTTATAGCGCAACCAATGAAGTCTCAGGTACAGGCTACACTGCTGGCGGGGCTACCATGACCGGGGTGTCTATCAGTTCATCTGGCTATGTAGCCTATGCAAACTGGGATAACGTATCGTGGACAGCGGCTTTGACTGCTCGGTGCGCCTTGATTTACAACTCCACACAGGGTAACAAATCAATTGCGGTCTTGGACTTTGGGTCTGACAAAACATCAACCACCACGTTTACAATCACTATGCCAGCCAACACCTCTACAACTGCGCTTATCAGGAGTTCAAATTGATTGTTACTACCACCAAAGGCGAGATGGATGATTCCTTGCTGGAAAAGCGGGAAGGCACAGTCGATAATGACAATGAACTGACAACGTGGGTTGAGTACTGGCTGGAAGGCGAGTTGGTTCACCGATCAGCGCACGTTACGCTGAAGAAAATGCCTACCTTTGCAGGTGGCGAAGCTGCTTCTTTTTAAGGAAATATTATGGCTAACACGCAATCTATGGTCACTTCGTTCCTTGGGGAACTGATGCTAGGCCAGCACCAACTCGGCGCTTCTACTATTGTTTCTCGTGGGAGTTTGACTGCTCCTACTACCGATACGGTAAAAGCGGCGTTATATTTAACTACTGCCACCGTTAATGCTGCGACCACCGCATACGCAGCTACAAACGAGGTTTCCGGCACGGGCTACACAGCCGGTGGCGTGACGGTGACAAACGCAACGGCTCCTACTTCTACAAACGCATCTGCAACGGCGGGCGTGGGGTACTGGACACCTTCTGCTTCGATCACATACACCACGGTTACGCTGTCTACAGCATTTGACTGCGTGCTGATATACAACTTTACGCAGTCTCTCAAGGCTATTAGTGTCCACACCTTCGGTTCCCAGACTATTACTGCTGGAACTTTTACATTGACCATGCCTTCCAACACGACTACAACTGCTCTGTTGCGCTTGGCTACCACTTAAAGGTAGATCATGGCTGGGTGGGGAGCCGGTTCTTGGGGCCAAGGCCCGTGGGGTATTGGCGATATTCCACTTACCGGGGTCTCGGCAACTGGAACCCCCGGAACAGCCACGCCCAGCGTATCAGTAGCTCTGACCGGCGTATCGGTAGAAGGGCTTGTAGGGACAGTTTCTAGGGGGGCAACGTCAATTGCCTTAACAGGTGTAGTTGCTTCTGGATCTGTTGGTACGGTTACGCCAAGTGTGACCACCGCTTTAACTGGGGTAGCGGCTTCAGGCGCAGTTGGTACAGTTGTTCCAAGCAATACGGATGCTGAAACAGGAGATGCGGCGGTAGGTTTAGTTGGTACAGTTGCTCCAAGTTTGACGGTTGCTCTTACAGGCGTGTCAGCTTCGGGCGCGGTGGGTACTGTAGTACATAGTAAAGATGTCGCATTAACAGGAGTTTTAGCCGCTGGTGCGGCGGGTAACGTAGCCCTTGGGACTCGCTCCCTTGCGCTGACTGGTGACGAGGCTTCTGGGTTAGTGGGTACAGTATCTCCTGATAGAGATAAAGCCCTGACAGGCGTTGCAGCCACAGGCGCGGTTGGTAGTGTGGTGCAGTCTGCTGCTGTACCTCTTGTGGGGGTAGAAGCGCAGGCCATCGTAGCGCAGGTTGTTGTTCCACTTAGCCCGTTGACGGCAACAGGTTCGGTTGGCACGGTCACTCAAGAACTTTCGATTGAGTTGTCTGGAGTGGCTGCGGCAGGGGCGGCGGGTTCGGTTGATTTAGGGCCAAGAAGTTTCGCGCTTACAGGCAACTATGCCCAAGGTGATGTCGGGGTAGTTATCGCGGTTTATTGGAAATTAATAGATGACATGCAGGTAGCTAATTGGCAGAATATAGGTAGTGGGCAAACCCCCGGCTGGTCTACAATTGCAGATACCCAAACCCCCGGCTGGGCTTTGATAGATAACGC